CCGTTCCCACTCTCGGGCTCCACGTGTGCGCGTTGTGCCATGGGATCTTCCTCCTAGCCTAATTGATCGTGGGTTAGGTCACGAAAGAAGCCGGGCCCTGCCGACGACACCGCCGTGATCCGCCCGCCGCCCTCGATCGTCGGCCGCAGCGCCACCCAGGTCTCGTAGGCGTGCTCCCAGAAACTCACCTCGTCGGCGAGCACCGACGTGAAGGTATGCTGCCGCGCCTGCTCCTCGCCTTCGCCGAGCGCGACGATCTCCGAGCCATTCGGAAACCGGAGTAACCCGATCGAGTACTCGCACTCGACCGCCGGGAGGAACGCGGGCGTGTGGCGGTGGATGAAGTGCGCGCGGCGGACGAGCTCGCACGACCCTTCGGTTTCCGTGCGCCCGAGTTTGCGGGCCATGAACGCCACCTTGGTCAACGGGGACCACCGCGCAAGCCAGTAGTTGACGGCGACGAAGAGCCAGGTGACGACCATGCGGCGGCTCTTGGCGACGACGACGATGGGGAGCGACTGCCAGCGGCGCACGAGGAGCTCGGCGTACTCGTGTGGGGGGTAGCGCCGCACTTGTCCCGTGGCCTCGTCCCGGGTCCACACGCAGTCGCGCACGAATGCCCATGGGTCGCCGTGAATACCGTAGTTCGCGGTGGCCTTCCGCTGCTCGAGCGCGAGGCGAGCCGCGGCGCGCACCGCGAGCGGGTGGTCGGGGCCGAGGACGCGGCCCGCGCCGGCGCCGGCGGGCGCGTCAGGCATCGGCGTCCGGTGACGTGTCGGTGGCGGTGCCGTCGCCCTCCGCCTCGGCGAGCAGCTCGTTACAGAGCGCGAGGGCACCGCGGAAGCGCTCGAGGCGCACCGCCGCCTCCTGGCAGCCGGCCTGTAATTCGTCCCGCCGCGCGCGGAGGCGGTCGAGGGTCATCCCCGCGCCTCGAGGGCCGCCACGCGCTGCGCCAGTTCTTGGAGCGCCGTCGTCATCGCCACGAGGATCGGGTGCATGTCGAACGTGAGCACGTTGTCTGTTTCCTGTTCGTCCGCCGGGTCGAGCTTCATGCGCGTCGTGCTCACACACTCCGGGAACACGTCCTGCACCTTGCTTGCGTCAAAGCCGTAGCATTCGCGGGTCGGGTCGGCCTTCAGGCGGTAGCGGAGTGGCTTGAGCTGGCAGATCTCGGCGAGGCCGGCGGCATAGGGGGCGATATCGTCCTTCAAGCGGGGGTCGGAGGGATTCGACCACGTGGTGCCACTGGCCTTCTGGGCGGTTGCACCATAGATGGTGAAGTTGCCGCCGCTCAGGACCTCCGCCATCGACGCAAAGCTCGCGGTCGCACCAGCCGGCGACCTAGAGACCGTGCACTTATCCGTGTAGCCGAGATTAATTTGCCACGGCGGCGCCGTCGCCTCGTCGGTGACATTATTAACCGTGGAGTTGGAGAGCCACGCCGTGGACCCGGTGAACAACGCGGCCAGGTGGCCTTTTGTCGCCGTCCCGGTATTCCCCCAGACCACCACGTCCGTGGCTCCCGCAGACGCCGATGGGAGACGGAGCGTACCCCCGCTGTCAACCGTGAGGAGAGTCGTCGGCGCGCCGACTGCCCCGCCAGGTGCACGACGAAAGAGCTTGAAGAAATCATTTGTCGCGTCCATCTGGAGATGCCAAGACGATTTCGCAGTGTCCTGCGGCCCGTAGGATGTGTTCAGCGCGATTTGGAATAGTCCAGCAGCATTCTCGTAGAGCTGTACCTTGATTGGACTCCCGAGCGTCAACTGGTCAATCGACGTCGTCGGGAGTGAGAGGCCTTTCGTCGTATCGGTCGGCGTGAGCGTCGCGCCGGAGTCTGTCCACTTCGATTTCGCCGCCGCCGTGACGGTCGGATTCGGGTACGTGCCCGTCAAATCCCCGCCGGCCGTGCCCGAGGGCGGCAGACTCGTCGGGGCACCCGTCACCTTGGCCCACGCGACGTCCGAAATCTCGGCGTTGCCGACGGCGCCCGCTGCGACCGTGGGATTCGGGTAGGTGCCGGTGAGGTCGCCGCCCGCGGCACCAGACGGCGGGAACGACGACGGGGCACCGGTCACCTTGCCCCACGCGACATCGGCGATCTTCACGTTGGTGACCGCGCCGTCGTTCAGCTTCGCGGTCGTCACGCCATTCGGCGCGTCGGCCAGATCGGCCGTGGACACCGCGCCGGCGGCGAGGGTGGGATTGGGATAGCTGCCGGTCAAATCCCCCCCCGCCGCGCCCGCCGGGGGCTGGATCGTGGGGGGCGCCCACACCGCGCCGTCCCAGTGATACGTCACGCTATTGCTGGCGGTGTACGTCTGCCCGACGGTCAACGGCGGATTCGGAAAGTCGAGTGCCATCGTCAGGGCAGGTGATCGACGATCACGTCGGCGTAGGAGTTGGCGAAGCTCCAGGCGGTGTTGGGAAAGCCGGGCGTGGTGCCGTAGCGATACCACGCGACCTTGGAGATCGTGTAGGGGCCGATGACGAGGTCGTTGGCAAACCCCGGCGGGGCGAGGGCGGTGTACTGCGTCGGATGCAGGATCGCCAGGCGGTAGGATTCCCCGTTGGCGAGCGCGTACGGCGTGCCGAGGGAGACGCTTTGCCAGCCGGACGCGGTCTCGCCGGCAAAGGGCGCCGTGGCCACCTGCACGCCGTCGCTGAACCGATAGAGGTACGCGGTGTGCGTCCCGGTGTCGGTGGCGATCTTCCAGAAGCGGAAACCGTAGAGCGAGCACCCCGTGGCCCCGACGGTGAAGTGCATGCCGAGCTGGATCGGGCCGTCGGTGTAGGTCGTGAGGCCCGTCGGTGTTGCCGGCGCCCAGAAGCTGCCGGTCGGCGGCACCGGTGCGGCGGCGGTGGTCGCCATGGCCGGGACGAACTGCTGCGAGGTGCCGTCGTCGTAGTACACGTAGAGGTTGCCGTCCGTGGTGCGCCACCAGAGCGTACCGACGGTGGGCGCCGCCGGTGCGGTGGCACTCACGGTGACCCCGCTGGGGAGGGCGATGTCGACCTCGGTGGCCGTCAGCACGCGGCCCTCGGTGGAGAGCTGCACGCGGGCGACCTTGGCCGCCGTGCCGTACGTGCCGGCGGCGACGCCCGTGAGCGACAAGGTGGGATTCGGATACGTGCCCGCGAGCGACCCACCGGCCGGCCCGGTCGGCCCCGCCGCGCCCGTCCCACGCTGGAATTGCACGACCACGTCTGCGTTGTTCGCGAGCGCGCCGCCCGTGCCGCCCGCCAGCGTCGTGATCGGCACCTCGAACCACGTCCCATGGTCGACCAGAGGCGCGCGCACTTGCTGCTTCGCCCACTTCGTCGAGTCGCTCTTCTGCTGGAGCACGAGGACATCCCCGACCTGGGTCGTGAGAAAGATATTGCGGGCATCGGTCCCCGGAACCGTCCACGTCGAGAATCGGTCGACCGTCGGCGCCCCAACGACATCGGGCGCGAGATTCCCGTTGCCCGGGTCGGTCATGCCCCCAGTCGCTTTGTAGTTCCAGGTGCCCGAGAGCCCTTCCGTGACCGGCGGATCGGCCCACACGGTGTCGTAGTCGGTCCCGGTGGCCTTCTCGAGCACCTGGCCTGCCGTGCCCCCCGTCGGCACTCCGACGCCTGCTGCGCCTGCGGGCCCCGCCGGTCCTGCCGGCCCGGGCGGTCCCTGCGGCCCCGGCGCCCCGCCGCCCGCACCACCCGTCCGCCGCGGCGGACGCACCTGCAGCGGACGCGGGCCGGTGACCGAATCCATGGCGAGTCTCCGGGCGCTTGTAGCGCCGCCCCCGCCGCGTGCCTAGTCTGCGCTCAGGCTGCGCGGTAGCGCTCGGGCTCCAGCTGATTCGGAAAGTGCACGCACGCCTCCGCGTACGACAGCTTGACGCCATAGCGGGCGACCCATTCCGGCGTCCCGCTCCCGGCATAGGCCGCATAGTCGCCGATGGTCCCGGCCACGAGGACCACCAGGATCGTGCTGCCCTCCGGGTCCCACCCGCCGTCGCGGCCCTGCGTGGGATAGGTCCGGGAATTGACGCCCAGGATGCGCGGGGCGCTCACGGCTCACCACCCTCCCGCCCCCCACTCGGCAGCAGCCCCGCCACGCCGCGGAAGCGCTCCGGCCACTCCGCACTGGTGGCCAACGTCTCGAGCTCCTGGTCACTCATCTGCTCGAAGAGATGCGCATGCAGCACGGCCTTCCGCTCCACCTTGTCCCCCGACACGGTCAACAACAGCTCCCCCGCCCGCAACGCATCACTGTCCCGCCGCGCCCGCCCCCGTCGCTCCCCCGTCGCCCGATCCTTCACCCCCCCCGCCAGCTCCGCGACGTGCTCCATGACGGCAGGAGCGGCCGCCTTCGCCGTCGCCTGCACGCCGTACTCCCCGCGCAAGACGCGTGCCACCTGCTCCTCGCGAATCACCTCGATGATGCGCTTCACGGCCGCATGCTTCATCGCCTTGGCCGCCGCCGCATGGTTCGTGTACCCCACGCACCGGGCAATCGCCGCCAAGTCGTAGCCGCCGAGATGCAATAGCGCCACCGTCCACAACCGCGCCGGCGTCGACCGCCGCAGCTCCTCGAGACTCATGCCCGAGACCGCCTCCAACCACCGCCGCTGCTCCTCCAACCGCGCCGCCCGCGAGGCCTTCGCCGCCACCCGCATCTGCGCCAACCGCTCCACAATCACCGCCGGCGGTGCCCCCGGATGCCGGTTCGTCCCCGGCCCCATGCGTTCCTTGCCCATGGCTCCGGCCACCGCCCTAGCATACGCCGGTCGTTAGCGCCTAGGCCGGGCGACCCCACGCACGCC